TTACGGGAGCTTACTGTCGAGCGGATTTTTGCTGAGGTATGTCGCGCACTCGACGGTCGGGCGATCGACGCGATGCAGGATCATCCCATCATACTCAATGGCGCTGCCTTCACGATCCAGCGGGTAGATATCCAGTTTGCTGGTCACGTTATAAAAATCATCCGAGCGCAGCATGACTTTTCCTTTTACCGCAATCACGCGCTGCCACTGGCGGCAGTCGAGGGTATCCCCCTCTTGCGTCACTACCAGCGAGGCGATCGCTTCCGGGCTGACCATTTTGCTTTGCGGCCCTTTCGACTGCCAGTACCCGGCCAGTTCAGCCGGAGCGGGATGCTTGACCACATCCTGGTATCTGTCGACCTGCACACATCCGGTTAATGCCAACAGACCCGCGATAATTGCTATTTTTTTCATCATTGTTCCGTCTTTACCCTAAATAATTCGAGTTGCATGAAGGCGGCAACGCAGCGAATCCCCGGGAGCTTACCGAAGTAAGTGTCTGGGGTGAGCGAGGAAAGCCAACGCGCAGGCAACTTGAAGTATGACGGGTATATGTCGAAAAAAATAGTGTGGCATTTCCGCCGTCGGGTCGCCAGCACCAGAGGGACTAAACCTGCATACTCATCATATGACTGTGCATTTTTCATAAACGGTAAAGATCGCCCAAGAGCGCATTAAACATCAGTCGATTGCAACCGTGAGAAACACACCCTCCTAAGTTCCCCTGATATCGGGCGTCAAAATATGCCCCATACATGCCCCATTACCCAATCACACCACTCTGTCGTCTTCGATAACGCTGTTGATGAAGAACGTCACCCGCCCCAGCACTTCAACCTCCTCCGCCGCCGCTCCTTCGATCGCTTCACCATCATCGGTAATTAATGCCCGACCCATTACCCGAGCAAACTGAGTCCGGTCGCCGGACAAAATCAGCAGAACCTGATTCTGTACCAGCCTGGTAACCGGTTCGATAACTGCGAAACCGGATGAGGTTTCAAGAATGCGGCTGTCGATGCCAATGCCACAAATGGTTTCAGGGCAGAGCCTGCGCTCTACATAGTCGGTTGCTGGCGATGGAAATCCCATTACAGGACCCTCCCCATGTTCCGCATCATCCACAACCTGTTCTGGTTGTCGTCCGGCGTCTTGTCGACGAAGAACTCCTGGTAGCGCTCTATCCAGTCGTTGGCGTCTTCCTGTCTGAAATGCCAGTTCCGTGCGCGTAACTCACGGATGAAGTCATTCGTGCGTAAACACTGGTATCCCTTAGGATTTAGCTGTATTGCAGCGACAAATGCGCTTTGAATGTCTGATTTGCGGGGCATGATCTGCACTCCTTTTTACTGTTTTTATATACAGTAGTTTTAAATGGAGTGCAGATCAAGGCTGTTGTTACTGCGAAGCAAATTTCTCTTCTATCATACTCAGCCTTTCCGAAAGTCCACGCATAACGAAACGGTCAAATTCCTGATCTCGCAGCTGCCATAAAGAGCCAGCTTCCTTCACCAACCTCATTTCGCCAGTTTCAGCAAGTGCGCCGTCCACTTCAATTTTGACTGGTTCATATTGATCATCCCATTCATCTAAACCGATGAAGCCATAGTTTCTCCAGTCCAGTCCTTCTTCTTCCAGTACAGCCAGCACCGCCTGAACGGTAGTCCCTGCGTGAAGGCGTTTACCGGCATCGTCCAGCCATGTCCAGAACCCCAGCATTTTAGCAATCCGCATTGCCGCATTGAGTTCAGCCTGGGTGAAATCGCGGATTGGGTCTTTCAGGGTGGCGTCAGATGTTGACTGTGTACCTCCGGCAAAGAATCCGACATTAAACCGGTTCGCAGCGCGGCCAACATTTTTCAAAGCATCGTCTGTTGGAATAAAACCGGTATTATCCGCCCTGAGGTTGTAGGTCTCGACAAACGTTCCTGAACCATTGACATCATGCGATATCACCAGGCTGTCACCGCCAGAAGTTCCGGAAATCCTGACGCCCTTATTGGTGGTCTGGCTCACCAGTTTCATGTCAGTGCCAATCAGGCCACCGCCATATGACATTGAACCATTGATACCTAATGACCCGTCAGTAAACAGGAAGTTACCGTTTGCATTTCCTGAGAATGTTGAACCCGTAAATGTGATGACAGAACCCTGAGAACCCCGGATCCCTGCATTCCCGTTGTCATTCACGGCACAGTTCGGCATGCGGATGTTACTGGCTAACTGACAGTAAAGGCCGTATAACCCGTTGTTAGTGATGAGGCTGTTATCCGTATAGGCCACGCCGCCGTAAAGCGCCGATCCTCCTGATGCCACGTTTCCTACAATCTCACCACCCGTAAACTGAACGAATCCTCCTGCGACGGCATTCCAGCCATTCAGCTTATTAAAACTGGCCTTCCCTGAGTCGAAGATGATCACTCCGTTTTGCGATGCACTAATGCCGTTGCTACCGTTCCCGACTGCGCACGAAGAACTGGATGCATACACCGCCCCGCCAATATCAGAGATCACCCCGTCCAGGTAGTTGCCGTTTGCAGAGATTTGCTTGGCCCTGATGCCTGATGCCGTTGATGCATATATCCCGCGGCGCTTGTTGTTGCAGGAACACAGAAAATCCCCCCACAGGCTACCGCCAAGCTCCGTTACAATGCCCTGCTGATCGAAGCCAAATACACCTACATACTGACCGCAGCTTACGTCAGCGCCTGACATACCCCTTGGGTTAACGCTGTCAGGCTTGCCATTGACCGCAATTGTATTGGCGCCAATGACCATGCCGTGCGTACCCTTTTCCGTTCCTGGTACGTTGGCAGAAGACCAGTAGTCATCAGAGTTACCTTCCAGCACAACATTTGAAAGGTTGCCAAGCGTCGAGGACGGGTTTACCAGCCCGTCGCAGTTAACGAAACGCAGGACGGACTTCAGAATCCTGCTGGCGCTACTCGTAATAGTGTTTGTCGGGAATGCATCAAGCCGGCAGGTATTTCGGACGGTGATCGTACCGGACCCTACAGCTGTGACCGGCCAAACCCCGCGATGGATATCCCGCGCACCGGTGCCGACAGCCTGACTGGTATGCAGATAATCACCCACCGATACACCAGTGTTGTTATCAACGGAAAGCGTCACAGAATAATTGCCAGCCGATCCGCTGACTGAGACCTGACCTGTGATAGTAATGGCCTGGTAATCTTCACCAGTCAGAGAAAGGTTCTCACCATTTGTGCACTGAATATGCAACGGAGCCGTAACCGGGACTTTCCCGACAGGTAACTTGATTGTGAGCTTGCCACGTAAATCAAGTCGCGCCAGCGCGGGAAGCAAGGAAGGAACCTGCGCCAGAGTGGGCGCAGCAATGTATTCGCCAGCTGGTACAATAATGGTGCCGTTCGTCGCTGCGACTGCCTTGATTATCGCTCCAGCAACGTCGCCGCCAGTCAGGTAGTCTGAAATGCTGATCGACTCCAGCATTTTGTCGTGAACGGTTCTGACAACGGAGTCGCCTGGCTGTTTTACAACAACCAATGCATCCCCAGCACCATCATGATCGCTAGCCAGAACAGCCGAGCCAACCCCCAACCATTTGCCTATCCCAATGCCACCAGTCGTATCAGGAGTGGATCCGGGTGGCACTGTTTTCCCAGCTGGCAGGAATGAACCATCCCAGCGGTAGTATTCACCGGTACTCTTATCGCGCAAAACCTGATTTGGCAATGTTAGTGTTGCGCCATCCTGAAACGAGTCCATCGTGATATATCCAAACCGCGCAATTGCCTGCGTTGCGTTGTATTCAATACCAGCGATGGTCCAGTGCTGCACACCAAACCTGTCGGTGTAGTAATGAGCAGTGGAAGTCACAAACTCGTCAATCTTACCCGCGTTAAATTTCAGGTCGCGCGGCGTTTCACTCGGAACAGGCAAGTGTGTAGGTTGAGTGGCCATATATTTTCCATAAAAAAACCCGGCGCGATGGCCGGGCTGAGATGGTTATTCGGAATTACTGATAGACGCTGTCGCTGTACTCAGAGACGGTCAGGGATACGGTGTTATCGCTGTTGGGTTTGATGCTGTTTACGGTCCAAAGCTGACTGTCCAGTTCTTCCACGGTTGCGATCAGGTATCGCGACGGAAGCTGCACAGTGTCGCCGTTCCAGATGTTCATCTGGATCGCCGGAAGCGCCGCGGTGAAGCCGTAAGGCGTGTCGCTGCGGGGTATTGCCGGGTAGCGCAACGTCGGGTTTCCCAGGCTGTCGGTCACCAGTACATACATCGTACCGGAGAAGATGATCGGTTCACTGGTATCGAAGTTATTACCTGAGCGACCGGTGATGTACCCCTGCTGCTGATTGCGGTCGTAGATATCCGGCATCTGGATAACGCTTCCGACCTGAATGATACCGTCTTCAAATACCCGGGCGTTCATCCTGACGCGGGAATACATCAGCCGCCGCGTTTCGCGCAGCGCGCGCTCACGCGCTTGGTACTCGTTACGGAAGCCGACGATCTCCAGCTTGTTGGGATTCTCCGCCTCCTGCTCTACGATGGACCCGTTCAGTACCCGGTAATTGATGTAGGTCTTGTTGTTCGTGGTCGGATGGACATACGACACCTGCACACCGTCATATCCGCCGGGTAACGTGGCCTCGTACGTGATTTTGTACTCGTCAGTTTTCATGTTGGCCCGGTTGAATACTGCCGCCGGGTAGTCCACCTTCTGATCGCGGGTAAACGTCAGCACACCATCATCCCAGTACGCCATCACTGATGCAGCGTTGCATATGGCGCGCACCCGATCGCCCAGCGAGTCATTCTCGTCATCAAAGGTGTAATCGAACTGCCCGAGACGGTCATCCGGCAGGCTTTCGGCGATCGCATACAGGCCATACAGGTCAATGCTGCTTTCCGGCTGCGCCCCCATAACCAGCCAGGTGTGTGCCACCGCATCCGCGAACGAACGCGACGGACGCAGTGTGTAATCCACCGTCTGCGTCGCCAGGTCGTAAGTGATGGTGTGCCGGGTTACCAGCGCGTTGTATTTCCGCTCCCGGCTGCCCAGGGCGTTCTCTGTCGCCCTCACCTTCACGCGCACAAGGGTGTCGGTCGGGTGAATCACGTTCGTGCGGATATTGATGGCATGGATTTCCTCGACCTTCAGCACCGATGCATCGCTGGCGTTGTCGGTACGCTGGAAGCTGATCGCATACTTGCCGAAACCAGCCGCGGGTGTCAGTTTGTCAGTGCGGTAGAATACCTCGCTGGTATGGTCGTGCGGCGTGCCCTGGTAATAGATGAACGTCTCCGTGGTGCCCGGGATCTGGTTGTAATCGTCGTCGATTTTCCAGATAACAACCTTCCAGTTGGTTTGCTTCTTTCCGCCCAGGCTGGACTGGGTATGCAGCCACAACTCGGTGGACTCCACCGGGGAGAAGAACGGTCCGACTGTCAGCGCCTCATTATCGTTCAGGATAAATTTGGTCGTGTTGATGGTAGCCGTTGCCGGCACATCGGAAGGTCCCTGCAGATCGCTCATGGTGAACGTATACCAAGTGACCGGGTCTATTACCGCGCCGTCGTTGGTCTCAACTGCAGAAATCAGCGTGCCAGAAAACAGCGCATCCTTTGTGACGCTGCCTGATGCAGTGGCGTAAGTGACGTTGATGGTAAATGTCACGGCATGTGGCAGTACCAGCCCCATGAAATAGTCGAACTCATCCTGCTTGACGATCTGCATGGCTATCTGTCCGCCTGAATAGGTGCCACTTACAACCGTGTTTGCCGTCGCCGTTTCTACCGGGAAGTCATCAGCATCGTTCTGGCCCGGAACCTCCTGCCCGTCTACATCGTCAAAACCATAGCCTTCGACGATCTGCGGAATGACCTCTCCGGGTTGATAGAATTTATATTCAGCGCCTGCAAGTGACCCCAGACTTGACTCGGAATATCTTACCGACTCGTAGCTATAGCGGCCGATACCGATGCACATCCACTCAGTAACATATTTCAGTCCGCCATCGAATGCATCCTGTCGGACGTACTCGAATACTGACTCCTGAATCAGGTCCGGGAACGAACGCACCTGGCCGTAGATGTCCGGTTTCGCCTTATAAACTCGTGCGGTATTGGTCTGTCCGGTAAGGCTGTTATTCGGTGAATCGACGGTGTTACCGCCGGTGTTCGCAATGGCTGGCTTCGGCGCGAGGAAGGAGAACACCTGACCAACGACTTTGAAGATCGGACTCAGGATGTCGCCGATGATGCCCTTTGGCTGGTCGAACAGCTGGATAACGTCCAGCTCACTCATTTCAAAGTCCAGCTCATCATTATCACCCAGCGTAACGCCGTTTCGCACGATGAGCAGATCCCGGTGCAGGTTGCTGTCGTTCTCCGTCAGCCAGGCATAAAAAAAGGTGCCATTTGGCACCCTGTATCGTTCTTTTGGCTTTCCGGGGAATCGCTGCAGCTCAATCAGAGCCATATTCGAAATACTCCACTCTGGTGAATGCCCGCTGTATAACCAGCAACGAGTCCATACGCACGCTGCCACCCTCACCTCGCGCATGTAGCGCCTGACGGTTCAGCACCAGGCCAACGTGCGCAGGCTGTGACCCCTGATAGCCGACGAAAATCCCGCCCTCAACCGGCTTATCAACCTGTCGCCAGAACGTCACATCGCCCTGATAGCAGGTGAAGAAGTCTGCCCCAACTTCGTAGTCCGGCGTCTGATGCAGTTCAGTACCGAGGACGTGGCGGAAGTACAATACCACCAGGCCCCAGCAGTCTACTTTCTCGAACGTACAGGCCCGGTTCGACCATGGCACGCCGATCATCTTCCTGATGAAATCAGAGGTACTGCAGGCCGGTGTACTCAACAGGGTCATAAAGCCTTCCGATATTGTTGTTCAGCGGATTAGTCATGGATAACGTGACCGAGACGCTGTCCGTGTCGATATCGACGGTTTTCACGTACAGCTGCCACGATTTAATCGGGGCCGATACATCAGCGCTGTCGAATATCTGCCGTGTGGCGGTGATGGCCGTCAGCCGGGAAGCACCCTTCCACTGCTTCATCAGCGCCTTCACGTCCGTTGACAACCTGCCCAGCTTTACCGTCGCGTCGATCACCGGCGTACCACTCTGCTGGCTCTCTTCGATTTCGAAGCGCGCTGGCGTGAACGTCTGGCCGCCAAGTATCTTTACGAAGAACTGCTTATCAACCAGGCGCACATAACCAAACGAGGGGTGGTAAAACGTGATGGTGTCGTACAGGCCGCGCGTCGGGCGCTGCTGTTTATATTCGCGGAAGGATGGCATCAGGGAACCCTCGGCAGACTTTCAGGATCGCGCCCGTCCGGGTATCCGGTAACGACGATATCCAGCCAGGTATTCCACGGCGGCGGCAGCTCAACAATGATGTCGTCGAACTCGTCATCAGCGTTATACAGGCGATTCGCGATCACTGTACCCGTCCAGGTAACTACACCGCCGTCGATGCTGGTCTGCACCGGCATCTGAGTGAAGTGCAACTCCTGCACCTGCAAGCCGCTGCCGCCGATATTAACCGGCATGCGGAACCAGTTCAGGCCACGGTTCAGGTAGTTAGGACTGCGCAGCCACTGCTGGAATGCCTTCTCCTGATCCAGGGTAAAAATCCAGGTAAGTGACCAGGTCACTTTCAGATCGTCGGTCTGGTTCTGGAAAATTGCCGGGCCGACCGCTGGCTGATCAGTAAGAAAACCGGTATCCAGCGTCATGTTCTTACTGGCCTTCTGCGCCAGCGGCAGCCAGCCAGGGTAGTCAATGATCGGCATTAATTTTGCCCCCTTGGCGTGCGCTTGACGTTGAAGTTACTGGTTATGCCCTGGCTTATCATGCCGCCGTTGTTCAGGTCAGCGACGATCATGTCAATGGTCACGCCGCCATTGCCGTCCGAACTGGCCTGGGCATCAACTGCCGACCCGTTGTAGTTCTGGACATTGATGGACACGTTGATACCGCCGCCACCCTGCATATCCTTGTTGCTGATCACCCTGCCGTTGTCGCCTGGGATCATGTACTGCTTGCCGGTGCTGGCACGGTAAATCTCCGGCATGCCGCCTTCACCGACCTGGTACATGCCGCCAGCGCTGACCGGCCCGCCGTTCTTGCGCTTGCCCGACAGCGCCAGAATGCCAGCCATTGCGCCAATACCAATAGCCACCGCACCACCGAAGGATGCGACCGATGACATGATCGCCGCCGGAGTCCATGCAGCAGTTGATGCAGCTGCTGCAGTGGTGCTTGCTGCAGTCTGAGTTGAAATACCTGCGACTTGAGCAGCCGTGGTTTCAGCAATCACGCCCTTCTGGACTGCACCACCAGTTATGGCCGCCTTAGCCCACTCCATACCCATCTGCACGAACGTGTTGATGACGCTGTTTAAAACCGTGCTGCCGATCGAGCGCAATGCATCTGATGCTGACATGCTTCCCGTGATGATGCCTGTCAGGACGTTGGAGGCGTTATTTCCGAACGCTGTAAAAGCTGCTGATGCAGCCTCGGTTGCTGCATTCTGTTGCGACCACTCTTGCCACATGGCCTCGGTGCGCTGCGTTCGATACTGTTGTTCAATGGCAGCGCGCGTGGCCTCTACTTGTGCGATTTTTTGCGGATAGAGCGTGGCGTACTCATTGAGCTGTTCCATTTGAAGCTGAAATTGATTATCAACAGCTGCCACAGGTGATGCAGTACCCTGTAACTGTGTAAAATTCTGGCTGGCCTCCTTGCGCTTTTGCATGGCGATAGCAGCTTTTTCGTTAGCCTCGCCTATGGCCCTGGCCTCCTCAACTTGCTGCTTAGTGGCAGAGCTGCCAAGAGATTGTTGAGCACGCAATCCAGCTTCTTGTATGCGCCTCTTCTCAATAGACTCCGTTGTTAGGTCGGACTCTGCCCTAAGTTTTGAGATCTTCTGCGCAACTGATTCTTCAGCGGCAGCAGAGCGTTTCGATGCAGCCTCACCATCTTTTGTTGCCTTAATACTTTCTTTCCGAGCCTCGGTAATCCGGTAGGTTTCAGCGTATTCATCCTGAAGAGCTTTGATTTTACTTTGATCCGTTACGCCAGCATCTGCTGCGTCATACTGCGCCTGCAACCTGACCCTGGCTTCTCCCTCAAGTTTCGCTAGAGCCAGGCGGCGTTCTGAGTTTTGGACTAACTTCGTGGTGGCGGCGTCATCACCTTTAGTGCTCGGCTTGGAAAACTGGTTGTTACCAGCATCTTTCTGCGCTTTGGCACGGATGTGAGCAATTTCACCTTCAACCTGTTTAAGCTGAAATGCTGCCTGAGCTCTGCGCTGTTGAAATATGGTGTCAGACTCATACCAGCGTTGGCCGTCTTTCATTTCATCATTCAAATCCTGCTGCAACTTAATTAGCTTCGGCATACGGGATGAATCGCCAACATTATTGTTGTAGTAGTTAAGGTTGTCAGCGACGTTCTGCATTAAGCCAGCAAGCGTAGATGTAAGGCCGATCGCTTGGTTCAGGTCATTTATTGCGTTTCTAAATGCTACATCCAGACTATTTTTTGCCCGGTCAACGTTGACAGGCATTTTCTCAAACTCTTCATTTACAGATTGGGATTGCTTTTGGATAGCATTCAAAGCATCTTGCGCCGTAAGTTTCCCTTCCAGCATTCTTTGCCTGAGTTGATCGGTGGAAATACCAAGCCCTGCCGCTATCTGTCTGGCTAATTCAGGCATCTGCTCCAGGATGGAATTGAATTCCTCCGCTCTAACGATACCGCCAGAAATGGACTGCCCAAACTGGCGAAGCGCATTAGCCATTTCCTCTGTTGAGGCGCCGCCAATAGTACCAATTTGTTGCAACGTAGACGTTAGCTTAAGAATTTGTGAGTTAGTCGCCCCAGTTTCCTTAAGAGATGTAGTTAAAGACTCCCAAAGGCGTTCGGTTTCAGAAAGGCTGTTACCGGTCTGGGAGGCAATAGCCGACAGCGTCTTCATGGTTTCGCGCGCCGCATCAATGCTTGGGCTTAGCCTCGCGATCCTCGCTTCCAGCGTAACCATTTCATCGCCAATGGCGATTAGTCTTTTAGCTGCATCAATAGTGAATGCGGATGCAATGGCAACACCTACTTTATTCAATGCGCCTTCAAAGCGGCTAGCCGCTCCGGATGCTCTATCAAAATTGGAGCCCATCTTATCGAGTCGATCGTTTGCTTTCCGCTGTGCCTCAATAAGCTCTGCGACATCCATCTGCACCTGATAAACAATATTCCCAACCTGTTCGCTGCTAGCCATGCTTTTCTCCGGGCATAAAAAAACCCGCCGGAGCGGGTTGCGTTATTTGCAGGCCTTTTGCCCTATATAATAGGCTATCGAATTATCGACAATAGGAGCCATGTTTTTGTCTGGAGCTGAGGATCGCATCCTCTCAAGGGTATCTCCAGAACCAAGATATTTAACCGTCCATGCCGAGCAGTCATACAGACGCTTTGAGTACGAAACACCTGACGACCCTTCTCTCTTTGTAGTAATGGTTGCCATACTGCCATTTAGGTCTTTCTCAAGTATCGTGTAGCTGGCCTTGGAATCAGTTGGCACTGAAATTTCTGTTGCAGCCATAGACCCGAATGATGTCAGCATTATTAACGCCAGAACGGCCCTTTTCATCTTGCTATCTCCTTAGTAAAAAGTGTGAACATCCTACCCAGGAATAGCACAGGCGCAACGGCAATAGCTGATTTATTGATCTCAATCGACCGGGAACGGGAAAACCCGCAGTTAAGCGGGTTGATTATGATTGGCTGAAAACCCAGCCGATTAAAAAATTTTACGTAAATCTATGTTATACATTGCCATCCATGCGCCTATCAGTGAACTTAACCATCCTCACCTCCCAGTTTTGCCAGCATTAGGTGAGCGCTATCCCTTCTCTCTTCAAGCTGTCCATCACCCGCTTGTAAATCTCAGAGTTAACTGATCGGCCGTTTTCCTCTGCCACTTTCCTCACTAAATCCAAAGATTCTTTAGGCCATCGCAGATTGAACTGCGGCATTTTGCTTGCGCCTTTCATAAATCCTCCACATAGGTCCACGGTGGACCTATTGAGAATATAATACCATGGTCCTATCATGTCAATTCATAAAAGGATGATTGATATGGCAAGAGACGATCCACACTTTAACTTCCGCATGCCTCTGGAAGTAAGGGAAAAACTTAAACTCAGGGCGGAGTCTAACGGGCGCTCTATGAATGCTGAGCTTCTCAAAATAGTTGAAGATGCCCTCTCACGGCCATCTCGAGTTTCTGGCTACCGAAGTGAAGCAGAACGTCTGGCAGATCAGCAATCTGATGCGGTAAAGGAAATGGTTTTCGAGACCCTTAAAAACATATATGGCAAGGAAGGAAAATGAACACAGAAAAAATCGCTTTCCTCTTCCCATTTCACAGATCTAAATCAGACGATAAGTCTCCAATGCTTCTCATGGAGACAGATGAACTGCCGGTTGTTACAGATATTCATTTTCAGGTCCACTTCCTTGGCTTAGTAGACGGTAAAGAATATTGGATTGCAGCATCTGTTTTTAAGGTCGAGGAAAACCTAGAAGTCAGACTTAGCGGTGAAAAAGGGGTCTGGATCAGGGCGAAAGGCCATCCATCTAGCCAAAACACACTTGCAACTTCGCTGACCATGCATTTTGATAAATGCAGATTTGATGATGAAGGTGATTATCTAATCCGTGTATCAATTTCTAAGGATAAGGTTCTTATGCATGAGGCGCATGCTTACTTCTCTGTGAGTAAGGTTCAAAATGCATGATATAGTCGATACTTTATTAAATGAAGAAAATGTCTCTCGCATCCATCCTGAGAATTACGAAGATAAAAACAGCTATGGCGGCGGTAGAGGAGGTGGTGGTATGAACGATCGCCTTGAACGGTTAGAGAAAAAGGTTGAAACGATAGACCAGACTCTTATACGCATAAGCGAAACCCTGGTGAGAATCGATGCAAAGTTTGATCGCCTTGGCGACCGATTTGATGTTATCGAGAAGCGATTTTCCGATGTGGAAACCAGTATCGAATCGGCCAAAAAAAGCTTATCTGATAAGGTAGAGAATTCTGCCAAGCTGACAGAAGCAAATAACAAAACATCCATTGCGGAAGCAAAGCTGGCAATAATCGTTGCCATTCCTGCAATCATAGGCGCCATTTATACTGCATATAAGCTTCTGGCGAATCAATAATTCTCACCCAACATAAGCCCACCTGGGTGGGCCATTAACCACCCCAGAGCGGCCCTGCACCATCGCTTTATATTTGCTTCGAGGATCGAATGAACCGGGTTTGGTTAATCGTGTTGATTGTCACAATTTGCGCTGGTTTGGCGCAGGATTATATAACTGAAAAAGCAGCCGATCACATTACTACAATCAGACAATCATGTGTGATTGGGCATGGTTGCCAGAAAATGTAGCCCACCTTAGTGGGCTATTTAGCCGCCGCCCTTCTCGCCGCCTGTCTCGCCAGGAAGTCATCAGCAACCGCGTCGTACTCTTCCCGGGTAAAGCCCTTCTGATCAGGGTATTTCGCGGCGAGCAGGAGCTGAAATTTCGTCATTGTCAGACTTGCGGCGTCCGCCTCACTCATACCAAAGTGCGCCTGCGCGGCCACGATGTAATCAATCGCACGGAATTCGTTGGTTGCCTCATTCGCTTCGTTGCGCTGCAGCTGACGAACCTTCGCTTTACCAACCACTCCATGCTGCATCAGGTGTCTGGCAAATATAATGATTTCGTCTTTTGGCATTAGGCCTGGCTGATATGCGATCCGGCCATCTTCTTCGACCCACTCGCCAATTGCATCGGTAAGGTCATCATCACAGCACGCCTGCAATATCAGCATTGAGGCTAAGAGCTGGTTGTCATTTGCAACGTTAAAAGATGGAACCATCCAGTCAGGTATCACCTTAAATCCGGTTTCGCATGTGGCTAAGAGCTTCTGGACCTCGCTTCCATGAATTTGCGCATAGATGCTCACAATCTCGCTAGGGTCACCCAACCCCATCATTGCTGAGAGCGATGGCCGCAGCAGGTAGTCCTTCCCGCCCTCCCGGCTGTCACTAATGGCTACCTCGCCAATTTCTTTCATGGCTACTACTGTCATGTTTCACCCTGGGTAACGATCATTATCAAGGGCAGCCGCGGCCACCCTTTGGAATGGACGTTAGGTAACGGTAACGGTATGCACGGCCACAAAGTTTCCGTCTTCGGTGTTGATGATGATCTGCGCGCTGCCGGTGGCGACGCGGTTCACCGTGACGGTGGTTCCGGAGGCGCTGGCAGTGGCTTTGGTTGGATCCGTTGATGCGACGGTGAAATCTTTGTTGGTCGCGCCAGTCGGGGCAATATTCACCGTAAAGGTGCTGGTACCACCTGCCGCTCCGGTGCTGGTAGCTGGGGTAACAGTTACGCCGGTTACCGCCACTGCCGTCACTTCGTTAACTTCGATAGTGCTGGCATCGCCCACTTTGAACTCGGTGGAGAACGTGACGATGTCGTTGGTCCCGCCGTCAGAACTCAGCGCGTTGATGTTCATATACCCGATGAATTCAACCGGGCCGTAGTCCATGCGTACCCACATTCCAGGCTGGCGCTTGGCCTTCAGCTCGTCAGCGAAATACTTGATGAACTTGCCGACACCATACTGATCCAGTTTATCCTTCTTGCGCACTTCGCCTTCAAAGCTCAGGGTGAAGTCACTGTTGGTGATGATGGTCTCGACATATCCACCGCCGTCATCCGCATCAGATGTAACCGAGTTCGGGTTGAAGTCGAAACCCTTCGACGTACCAGCGGCCAGCGCCATCCACTCAGATTCAAGCGGTTTGACATCCGGGCAGCCATCGGCGACTTCCAGTACGACCGCACCGCCGAAAAGGCGTTCGTTCGAGTTCGGGCAGTTAGCCATTTGAAACTCCTCTTTGACTTAAAAAAGAAAACCCGCCGAAGCGGGTTATTTGGTTGGGATGGCTATTCGCCGTAAGTGCAGGCGAACTGGAGTCGGAAGACTATTCGCCCTTCTTCTGTGAGCACCGGCGCGGGGATGGCGCCCATGTTCTGGATGTAGCCGACGCACCCATCATCCATAGGATTGGCCTGGACGTAATCGACGATACGCTGCACGGCATTGAGCGCGTCTTTGCGCTTATCTTTCGCGCCGATAACGTCGACCAGGACGTGGTATTCCGACCCAAGATCGGTGCGGATATTGGAGCCTCCGTTTGGCCTGAATACCATAACCGCCTTCGACAGGTCGCCCGGGTCGTCGTACATCAACTGCTGCACAGTGAAACCGGTAGTTAGTCCTGCATCACCGAAAAGATTGCGCACCCTTTCGTGCATCATGGGCGTCATAGGGACATCTCCTTGGCGATCACCGCGTCGATTTGCCTGCGGGTATCCTCAAAGCCTTTGGTCAGGAACTCTTTCTGCGCTGTGGCCCGGCGGAAGATCTGAGGCACGTTCGGATCGTGAACATACATCGCGTAATTAGCGGAGTAGCCAACACGCCCGGTCACCCGATTGCCGTTCACGGTTATGTCGCGAAACTGACTGTTCAGCAGAGTTGAAGTGTCGATAGGCGTATAAAGCGCGGCCTGAGAGCTACCGATAATTAGCGCTGACTGCACCGCCCTGACAACCTTGCGCCCCTGAATATCACCGATAAGGGCGTTGAGGTTTTTCTGCGCCTGGCTGATGCCACTCACTTTAATGCCCATCATCACACTCCCGTCAGGATGGCGTAATCATCCGCCACTCGCTCGAACGTGTCGGCGTAGCGGATAACCTGCCGCACCTCGTCAGCGCCGGCCACAACCGGGTCTGGCTCGGCAGATACGCCAATCAGCAGGTAATCACCGGCGTCGGCCAGCGCGTACTCAGTCCAGACGGTGTTCTTTACGACGATTTCGGCGCCCAGGCTGGCTAACTTCTTGCTGAGACCGCCCTCGTAATCACAGAGAATTTGCTCAGGTTCGGCATAGCCAAGTGGGTCTCCGTATTCGTCATTGCCTTCCAGTTTGCGCCAGATGGTCGCCGTGGCCGTATAACTCCAGTTCGCTACCGATGACATCAGCCCTCCTTCCAGCGCAGCACCTTCGCGCCTGTCGCCCGGATGCGCTCACAGTTGATATGCCACTCTCCTTCCGATTTGACGTAACCGGTCGTTTCCCGCCCGGTGTCTGTCATAACCCATACGCGGGTGAACTGACGCGGCAGCCGGACGCTTACGGATATCCACGTCATCACTTATCCCCGCACATGCATCCACCACGTCCGATCCAGATTCCAGCGAATGCTGGCGCTGCGGTCGGGTCGACAGGAATAAGAGCAGTAGCGCAGCCGTATTTATCCAGACCGCGGAGCAGGTTTAGCGAACCCTTCCAGCGATCTGAGAACGACTGGTAGCGGAAAGATTCTGACGCCCCGCTCGGCGCGGTGTGGCTGGACACATACTTGTCACCCTGCCCCAGTGCCATCATTCCCAGTAGGTAGGACTGGATCAGCAGCGCGGTAGCAGGTGAGTAATGCGCATCAAGGCACTCCTGAATGCTGTTGGCCTGCTCTACAAGCGCCTCTAAGATGAAATCAGGCAGCGTGATACCGACTGACTTCAGATATTCCCTGGCCTGTTCTGTGGTGATCATGCGAGCCTCTGATAGCCCTCCGAAGAGGGCATAAAAAAACCGCCTTAGCGGCGGCTGTTATTCAGCAGGGAAAAGCTTCTCAAGCTCACCTTCCGGCAGCAGCTCAGAGAGCTTTTCAGATCCCAGATTGCCCTTGAACTCGATGCCCAACTCGGTCAGGCGCTGCTGGATGACTTCTTTGCGAGATTTCTCTCCGGTGCCGCCATCGGGAGTCGCTGGGGTAAGCTCGCCGCCCGCCTCGCCATGCATTAGGCGGACATTCGACTTCAGCGCTGGATGCAGTTCTTTAATCTCTACCACATCACCGCGCTTCACCCCGTTCCATGGACGGATAACTTCGTATTTAGCCATGCTTATCCCCTTACGCCAGTTCAGCGCCGTAGACAACACCGGACAGGCCCTGATCGTCTGCGGTAATTTGCAGACCTTCAGCTGACATGATCTGGAAGTTGTAGTTAACGTTCGGCAGTGGGCGAGGCAGCGGCACAACACCGACAGCCATACCAACCAGTGGAGAGATCACATCGCGGCGACGGACGTACGCAATGAACTCGTTGCCAGAAAGCGCATACGTCATGCGGATTTCTTTCACTGGCGCGAATGGCAGGACGGCATTAAGCACATTGCCACTCACAACTCCGTTAACAACGTACGGCTGCGCCATGTTCGCCCAAATCTCTGGGGAGACCCACATCACATCGTACTGAACCACTTTGTTGTTGCGAGCCATGGTGCCGAAAGCGTCTTTCCCGAAGAAGGTGAAAAGCTGGGTCATGGTGGCCGTGGTCAGATCGATGCTTGCGCCGCCTGCACCAGATCCAAGATTCAGCTTCTGAGTATTGCGGTGGTTTTTGATGCCCTGCGCCGGGTAGGACTGAACCTGAATTTTGGAATCACCGTTCAGGTAGTAGTTCACGCGCTTCTGGTTGAACTTGCGCATCTTCGCCATCTGCGAATCCAGCACCAGGTCAATACCCACAGAGTTAAGCCCTGCGGCGTGACGCCAGTTGACACCGTAACCCGCGGTGAATACCGGAATCGGATCACCGTCGCTTGCGTAGTCAGTGTGGTCGAAGGAGAACGGAGCCTGACCATCAATGCTTACTGACACGTCGTCAGCGATGTCGCCAACAACGTTATACAGTTTCGCGGTTTTACCGACCGGCAGCACCGTCTGAACGCCGATCAGGTCGTTCACGATTTCCATGCCGATTTCCTGATCGCGCAGCTGCAGAACCTGGCGGTCAATCTCGGCCCAGAAGTCGCGAGTGAAGCCACCGACGGCATTACATGCCAGCATGTCAGGCGTCATGATTGCGCGGTTAGCCGCAATAATGGAATCGTTCTGCAGGTTCCACATGTTGCGGTTAGCCCACAGCTCATTCCAGTGGCCGCCGAGGCGGGAGTTTGCCGCCAGAGTGTCTTTAGAGAAATACATGTGCGTTTATCCTTTTGTTAAGCGCTAGCGGCGGCTGCGGTGCCAACGCGCATACGCACGCGAATATAATCGGTGGTGCTGGCCGCAATGGTGTGTTCATCCTGGCTGTAGCCGATCACAGAATCAGTATCGGAAGTGGCAAGGGTGAACTGACCTGCAGTACCAAGCTTGATCGGACTGTCTTTCTTGTATGCGCCAGGCAGGCAACGCAATGCGAGCTCGCGGCCTTCTTCGACGTAGTTACCGACAGCTGAGTCGCCCGCCGGGATTGCTTCGGTAATAGTCAGGCCCTGGTGATAACCGACATCGATGATGTACAGGCGTCCAGTAAGTGCGGTGGCCTGGGCAAACTTATCCGATGAGTTGATGGTTGCGGCGGTGCCTGGAAGAAGCGCGGCGGCCGTGGTGCGGGTTTCGGTCTTGTACAGTGACTGACCGTCAATATTAACGCGACGATAACGTGGCATTATTCCGGCTCCTTATTTGAAGTGTTCGTCAGCGGCAGGTGCGCCGGTTTCTTTCGGCTGCTGTGCATTGTTGGTGCCCAGTGGCGCAGCTTCGCCCAGCGACTTAAACATCGCGTCCAGAGCATCGCCTGTCAGAGCGTTAGCAACGATATCGCCATGCTTTGCGGCTACCGCTTCACGTTTCGCCTTTTCTTCGGCGCGGGAGTTGGCAGTCAGGGTTTCAGCGAGCTGCTGCTGATTGGCCTGCAGCGCATCAACCTTTTCCGTGAGAGGCTTAATAGCCGCTTCAGTATTGGTCGCAACAGCCTGGCCGATCATGCTGCCGATTTGTTCCAGTTCTTCTTTGGTTAAAGGCATGTCGCCCTCCGTTTTGTGGTTTGGTGCAGGCTGTTCCTGCGGTGTGAAAAGAGATTTGAATTTGTTGGCGACGACAGTCACCCATGACTCCTGCCGCGCTACAGCGGTGCCGGTATCGTCGAAGGTGATAGCACCACCTTCCGACCTGTAACCAAATACCTCAGCATTACCGCCGTTGCGGATGATCACAGCCTGAGAGTCAGTGAAGTCAGCCACCCAGGCGTATTCGTCTGGCCCTGCTGCAAACTTCGCTTTTGCTGCCCGGTCGAGACGCTGTTCGCGCTCCCGGTAGGATTCGCCCACCAATGCGCCTGAATTGACGCTCATTGGCTTTGCGAGGTCTGCGTTAACCATCAGGCCAACACCCTGCTCTGGCGTCGCTGCGCCCACCTCGTGCAGCAGAATCGCGTCATGGTCCATGCTGTGGATTTTCGCCACCCAGTCAGCGCCAGTAGATCGCTGCTGTTCGTTAGGCTCAAGTTGGTCCAGGAAAGCCGCCACGCTGGTATGAATAGGCGGAACATCATCACCACGCTCAATAGCGGCGACACGCTCAATAAGCTCTCTGCCGCCCTCAGACTCACTGGCGCGGCCAACATCAACCCACTTTTCGAGGTAGATGCGATTACCGGACTTCTTAACGTTGCGGTTCCACGCTCCGATATGCCCTGCGTTAATCCCTTCTGGTGAGAAGGCTGATACGAACTGACCGTTAACCTGTGGATGCCCCAACGGCGCGAGAGTGCCTTCCAGCCCCTGATAGTGGGCGTTGATTTCATCTTCCGTGTACAGCCCGCCATTCATGACTACATTGGCCGGTAGCGTGTAACTCGGCAGCACCAGATGCTCGCGGCCGTTGTATGTTTCGCGCCGGATAGACTGGCTGTTCACCTTCGTGGTGATATTTACCTGCATAGTCATATTTATTTCTCCGCCCAGGCATAACCGCGCGCCTGCATCGATTTATATTCCTGTTTGAGTTTGGTGATGGTGTCCGGGTACTCCGGTTCGCCTTCGTCGTTGACCAGAACCGACTGCTGACTGCATTTGCAGTTGATGGAGTTTCCATCCTTGCTGTACCAGTCACGCACCTCTTCGTTGGTGTAGAGGTGAGCATGGCGCACTGCGTGGGTATGACGGGTTGTCGGTGACAGCGCGGAGATATGGACCAGTAACGTTTTCAGCCCATAAATTTCGTTGGCCTCCTGATCCTCATCCCACTTAGCCCGGCGCAGCGCGGTAGTGACTTCTGTTCGCGCTATCCGGTTCGCCCGGCGTTTCTCGATGCCGGTCTGGTCTGTCAGGTTGCGGGCAATATCCAGCGGATTAAGACCTCGCCCAACACCATCCGTCAGCACTCGCGCCATGTCACGCTTCACCTCAGCGCTGAGCCCTTTCATCTCCTCAAATACGCGAGCATGTACCAGCGCCATACGTTGCTGATACGGGTCGCTCGCGAGGATGGACGCCAGTGACTCCCGCCCGGTGGCATACACCGGGGATTGCTGACTGAGGTTGTAGAACGATTGCCCCGTACCTTTCTCTGATGCCAGATCGATGTACTCGTAAAACCAGAGGTCGTACTCGTTACCCTCCATCAACACCTGATCTACCAGGTAACTGGCATCGTTCAGAATGATGGTGAGTAGAGTTGGGTTTAGCTGGTATTCGTATCTGGCGTTTACTGCGAGGGAGGAAGGTATTTTTTCGAGTGCTGATTTGTACGCCTTGCCAATCTTATTCATCCGCCTGGCGAAGTCTTTCATTGCCCGGCGTTCCAGCGCATCAGCTCCGGTCGGATCCTGATAGTTACGCGGTAGAATCGGTGGCTTCGTCTTCTTCGTCGCCATCCTCTTCTCCTAAGGGGTCTTCGTCGTCATTGTCATAACCGGCGGCAGTGCGAATCTCTTCACGACTGAATGCCGGGTTGTCACCACTGCCCTGCATGGTCTGGTTTATCTCGCCCATGGTTTTAGCGTTGGACAGTTTTTCTGCACCGGTCTGTTCGTTGAGGTCATCCCAGATAACAGCCTTCTTGCTGACGGGATCGACTATTTGCAGCTCTATAAGCTTGTCGCAGAAATCCTCTATCTCGAAAGAGAGGTCTACACGGCGAGACTGACAACGACCATTGAAGTATTTCTGGTCTTCGGTGCTGGAGCGCTCAGCCTGCTGGTTACCAACCAAGATACGCGTCGGGATATCCACCCCTGCCGCGGCGGTCTGCAGGTTAACGTCGTACGTCGGCGAGGGATCGGAAACCGGAGAAACCAACGATGTAACGCTGGCGCCCTGGGTTATCAGCAACGTGTCGTTGCCGCGGTTAAGCTCCCTGGCCGCGTCGTTATAGCGCTCCTGCAACTCGTCAACCGAAACGCCATACATTGACGCCAGGTCACCAAAGTTAACCTCTTTGTCGAAGTTGATGTTCTGCTGGCGCGCGGCGTTCTTCAGAAATGACTCCCCAGACCCGCCCTCTACCTTCTCCAGGCTCACGAAGGCGTTATAGGCTGGCTCCAGGAAGCCAATCGCATCATCTGAGTAATCGCCCAGGATAAACACGCGATCAGGATGGATGTTAACCCGGCGATTTGAGCCGTTAGGCAGACGTTCGGTGTACTGCCACATCTTCGGCTGACCGTACGTCTTAGAGTTCAGACCCGTGTCCCACTCACCGACTGTCAACGACCCAGCCCAGGCTACTGTGACCTTTTGCAGCCCTCGGCCTTTGGTAACAGGAAGATTCCAGTCTTTGTCATCCCGGATGTGAAGAAGAATGCCAGCATAGCGCCCAACAAGCCGTCGGCGATCTGCGTCCGCAAACGAACGCCAGAGACGATTGGTGAAGACCTGTTTAGACTTCGATTCCCAGGTGGTTTCATCTTCGCTTTCGTCTGAGTCGTCACCCTCAATTATTTCCGGGTTAGTTTGCCAGCATTTGCCGATCAACTTCTCTACCGCACCGTGGGCAATGCCGCCGCGCCGGTAGAGTGAGTAGAGGTTGTCGTAGGTAATCTGCTCAGGGAAGCCATACTCGCACCACGCAGAGTGGCGCTTATTATCCAGCCCCATTGTCGGCGTCATTAGCCCAATACGGGCGCGCGCCATCCGCGCATCGTTCAACGCATGGTTGACGGCGAGAGTTAATTTGTCATTCATGGATTGTCCGTGGGTGGATTTAAGGCAATAAAAAAGGCCGCCGTGGCGACCTCATATGTTTATTTTAAATTCAAGAAAAAATAAATTTTCTTACAAGAATGGCATCGCAAAACATCACCAACTCTTCCGAATATCTAGCGCCTTGGAGATAGCCTCCGTGAGCGTCTAATATTTTTAGCCAGTTAGAAAAAACTGCATCATTCGAATGCAATAAATCTTCTGTAACGAGCCAAGCATGGTTACAAGCAGACAGAAGGTCATTAAGTTTTTTTCGATCATTGGAATGCTTATTACGTAGCTCCTCAGTATCTAGCTGAGTTGGCATCAGTAAAATCAAATACTTGTAATCAGCAATGGCTATTTTAAATGCCATTTTTGCCTTCAATTCATCCTGCTTCTTCCATCTAAACATTGCCCAAACGGCAATTAACGCAGCGACTGCTGTAGCAATAGCTGAAGCCGCAGACCAGAAAGTTGCCCATACCACAGTATATCATCTCCATGCCTGTCTTAAGGTGGAAGAGTTTACACTGTTACCATGATAATTACCCATTACCTATCTTGTACATAATCGCTTTGGGATCATCATCCCGGCCACCTGGCTCTTACGTTTAATGTGTCCGTCTAGACTATAACGTATGCCATCCCAGCAGTGTTCAAAACCGTCAGCCAGTTTCGGCAATACCTCGCCGGTGATGCGGTCCGTTTTGTATGACCACATGCGGGCCTCACGCGCCACGTTCTTGCAGCGAGGATGGATAATGATTTCGTCGAAGCCACGAAGATGTGCGATACCGTCCTCAACGCTGCCCTGCCACTTCTCAGCAGCTGAGATGTTGAAGCCCTGCCGCTTGAGATAGCTGATTGTCTCCGGTCGTGCAGAGTCGGCCTTAATGGGCCAGTCACGCGCGCCTGGAATCGTGTCGTATAGCTCAGGCATGTGGTCGAGCTCTGTCTGCTGCCCATATGCTTCGTATTCTATGTACAGCCGATTGTGCAGGATGAACGAGCGAGTCAGCGTGTTCGGATCTTTGGCGAAACCGAAGTCAGCACCGAAGAACAGGCGTTCAGCTTCTTTCCACAGTTCGTCCGAGAACTCAGCGATCCGGTATTTACCAGCCAACACCTGCTTATCAGAGTTTTCGAGGTAAGCTCCTTCCCACACCCATGCGTATGTTGCCGGGTCGAGTCGGCGCTCATCGTTCAGGCGCTCACCTTCCAGCACGTCGGGGAACCACGGGTTGTCCGTGTAGTTCATCTCTACGGTGATACAGTCGTCGCCAGCATCTTTGCGGAAACGCTTATCCGTGGCGCTACCGTCGCGCTCCGGGTTCCACGTAACCCAAATCTCTGATCCTTCCTCACGAACGGTCGGGCTCAGCTTCTGCCAGGCTATTTCGCTGACTGACTCAGCCTCGTCGACCCAGCACAGCAGGATTCGCGCTTTCGACTTGATGCTGTCGAGGTTGTGCCGCAGACCGCAAAAAACATAGTTAACGCTCTTGTCGATGGTGCGGATGTACTTCTCGCCGATATCAAAGTTGGCTGCGAGCCAGGGGACTGACAGGATTGCCTGCTTTACTTCCTGCATACTCGACTCTTCCAGCGAGTTCATAAACTCACGAGCGCACAGCACAACGCCGCTTTCACCGTTCATCATGGACTGATACGCCTTGACAGCAGTCATCAGCGCGAATGTTCGCGTCTTCGCGCTGCCACGCCCACCGTGCGAGCACCGGTAACGCTTATTCACGGCAGTGAACAGTGGAGCAAGCTTTGCGGGGATCGGCAGTTGAACGGCTTCACTCATGCTTTTGGCTCAACGGGAAGTAGCTGAATAGTCGTCGGCTTAGTTGCCATGCTGCCATCAGATGACTTGTGATCGATTTCCTGACTGACTTTGTCGCCGTATTTCTTTGGATTCATGCGGGCTAATGCCCACTTTCTGGTATCGATGCGCAGTCGTGCTTTACCTACCGCTGCGGCCTCTTCGGCAACGCTATCGGCTATGTCGAACATCTCTTCGAAAATTGCATCAGCGCGGGTCTCGGTGGCTTTCGCGTATTGGTCGCGAAACTCTTCATGCTGAGCGAGCCAGCGGAATACAGTTGCCTTATTCGGCATCCCCGGGCGCTCACAGGCTTTGCGCAGGCTTTCACCATCGGCAAGCAGTGAACAGATGTCAGCGGCCACCTCTGGTAGATAATCAGAAGGGCGGTCAACTTTTGATTCGGTCGCCATAGATTTTCCTTTAAGTTTTTTTTGATTCGATCAATATTGCCTATAGAGCTTTTTGGAAGCTGCGAAGGTGACGTCATTCAGACTGTGAAAAATGTAATAACGGTAGGGCTGCTTTGGTGGCCTTTAATCCCAAAAACACTATCCATGATGAATGCAACAATCCGAGCAAGGAGTAACGCCATGAAAAAATCTATTCAGATGTGCCAAGCTGTGTACCGCAAGGTTTTCCACCAAACATATGATGTGACAATGAATGACGTCTTACTTTTTACGCTTGGTTGTGGGGCTGCGTTCCCACTTCCAAAAAGCCCTATCTTGTATTGAATATGACTCTCCTTTCTCACCGCTTCTTAATCTGCGTTTAAATCGATGAGGTACTCGCGACAGAACATCTCTTGTTTGTCGGTGAGTGCCATTTTTATTGCCTTAAGAGTTTATATGACTATCTATTACACAGTAGACCGTGCCGGACACCATGGCATGCCAAACCCCCTTTCCACTGGTTTAGTAATTACTGCATCGGAGAGCTTCAACCACTTGCCTCCCAACATTGCTACGCACCTTGCGGCGTTGCTACCGGGTGATTACTCTCGTCATGGAAAGCAATATTTGATTGATAACACTGCAATGACTTATCACGCAGGACATCCAATGGAAATAATACTTGAGTTGATTAGGCAAAGAGATTATTCAACCAAGCCATCACGGTTAAAATCTGCATTTGGCTGCCTATCCCAATCAGATGCAGATTCCTTTAGGAAGCTAGACAACAGGTTTGTTAACGCTCCCATTTTTGAGATTTCGCCATCAAATCAGCAAGCTCATGTTGCAGATATGCACTTGTTGAGTATCGCTTGCCCAGCCCATGAGTATCTCAACAGATGTCATCTATATTGGCAGGGACTGCCCGGGCAAAACCCTTTTTGGGAGGCAGTTATTCCATTACCAGCAACAATAGGACATCAAGTGGCTTGAGCTCGTTAAGCCGTCTCGATGGACTCCTATCCCGGTTTGCTCACTCGTTATTCCGCTGTTTCTTCTGCTGGCTGTTCGGCCTGCTCTGCCGGTACTGGCGTGAACTCCACTCGCTTTACATCTGCAGGAGCGAAGTAAAGCCACTGACCAGTCTCGGTAGCCAGCGGCACAAAGCCGTTAACCAGCTCAGGCTGACGTCGTGACATCTTGCCCGTGAAGGTTTCGCCTGTTTGGGTTGTGAGAGTGATTTGGTAGATATCAGCCATAAAGCCTCTTTACCCCCTACAGGGTATATTTATGATTTATCCGCTATAGCCATTACGATGGGTCTGCCCATGGTGATGGCAATAAAAAACCGCCCGTAGGCGGCTTCTGAATTACTGGTCTTCCCCGTGTTTAATTCGTGCGTAAATTTCTCTTTCTTCTTTATTTCTTTGAACTTGCGCCTCATCAGGGTCAAACTCTGGAACATCATCTACCCAGCCGTCTTTGTCTGTTTGATTCGACATATGCCCTCCTTTTGTGAGGTATCAACATATCATCATCAGGCAAGTTCGCAAATGCGCCTTGTGATGAAAGCCGTTGTGAAAGTGGCTCTCGAAACTATTTTTGTAGCTTAGGCTGCCAGACGGTGCTGTTCTTCGATAAGTGGCTGTCGGTGATTACGCTCGAACATCCCACGTAGCACCTCTTTCCTCTGGTCGAAGTCCCAACCCATGCTGATGAACACTGTATTAGCTCGTTGCAACTCAGTAATGCAGTGGATTTGCTCCGGCGTCAGGTAATCGCGGATCGGCTCTTTCTTGCCGATCTCATGATGAACGCGGAACTTAGCCGAAGTCATACCCAAAGCCAGCCTGTTAATCAGGTCGGCTTCATTGCTGAAGTGATGCGGAGCAATCTGCTTACCCTGAGCCTCACGCTCATGCTTTATGGCGTCGGTCATGGGTTTGTATTCCAGGCGCGCAGAGTTGCGATCCATCTTCTTCTTCGCCAGCGCGCTGCGCATATTGAAGAACTCAGCGACCAGACGCTTTTTAAATGCCCGCACGACTTCATTGTTTCGCATGTAGGTTATCAACAGCGTGGTTTGCTGTTCATTTAACATTGCCAACCTTTGCTTTTGCTTGCCGCCTTTAGTGTCCAAGGTTCGGATTTCAAATCCGACCCCTCCAAATTCCTCAAGGTCACTTTTGTTACGGTCAACCAACTTGATGATGGTGTCATGGTCTCTCCCAACACCTTCAGCAATGGCGGCGGTATTAGTTACCAGGTCGAGCTTCTTAATTTCTACTAATTGCATCGGTAATTACCTTTTAGTGATGAACCTTGTCACACAGGAGTCCGGCCCACAGAAGGCACCGATAGCCAAACCGGTATCCTCAAGGGTCATCCTGAAAGGTTCTGTGTAGTGACGTGCGTGTGTGAGACGCAGTATGCTTCCATCCTCGATTGCCATCGGAACGGAGAGGATCTGCCCCATGCTGCAGGGCGATATTGCTTTGTGATGCTGGATGGATCTTCGTGCGGGTTGTCATGGCCCAATAAAAAAGCCCGACCGAAGTCAGGCTTTGTTTGTGTTATTAGGGTGACGAATCACTTCAGGCACTGCGTCCGCACGTATTCCTGCAGGCCGGTCAGTTGCTTGGTGATTGTGGCAATTCGCTCTCTGAGGGTGAAATAATCCCGTTCAGCGGAGTCAGTAAGTCGGGGGCCTGCGCCATCATCCAGGCCGGTGGTGCTGGTCGCTCCGCTCGTGGAACATTTGGCGTTGAGCTGCAGCCGACGCTTGCCAGTAGCAACATCGCGCTCAAGCTGATCGATAGTGGTTTTTGCATCCTGCAGTTCTCCGGTGTATTTGGCATCAAGTGCAGCAATATCACGTTGGCGTGTTTGCATGTCGGTTATCGTGTCGTTCGCCAGCTTCAGATTCTGCTCGGCGGTGTCGGCGCGCTGGCGCTGCTCTTCAGCTATGCCATAGAACCAGTACGCTAGTCCGCCCAATACCATCAGCGCCACGAGCAAAAGCAAAGGTTTCCAGTCAAAGGTCATTGCTGCTCTCCGCCAGGCACATGCTGCGCTCCATCTCCCGGCGGTTCTGGAGGCCTTTCCACTTCATGCCCCCTGCATAAACCCACCGTCGCATTTCTTCACATGCGCCAGCCTGATCGCCTTTGTTCAGCTTGCGGAGCAGAGTTGACTTGGAAAAGGCATCATTACCTACGTTAAAGACGAAGCTGTATAGTGCTGCGCGCTGGTATTCGTTCAGAGGCACTTTAACCAGCCTGTCTACTTGCTTCTTGGCTGGCTGAAGGTCTTTCCAGAGCAGAGCGTCACATTCCCGATCGGTGTATTTCTTCCCGATGACAATATCTCTGCCTGTATGCCCATCACATACCGTCCATACCCCGGCGACATCCTTGTAGGCCTCATACTTACGGCCTTCCACGCCATCTCTGCCGCCAAGGAAAATGGTGGCTATCGCAAGCGCGCCCGCCCCAGCCGCACCGATCAGCTTTCTTCGTAAAGGAGTTGAAAAAGGCATCACTCCTCCTTAAAAGCTGATGGATTAGGCCAGCGCTGGAAAGCCTCGATCTGCGCCAGAGTTGTTTTACGTTTGTAGTACCAGTTAATCCCGAAGGTGAGAAGCGCCACGACAATACCGGCAATTACGCCAATGGCACTCCATTCATCAGGGCTTAGCCGGGTCAGTACGCCATTAGCTACCGTCCCGGCTGATGCGCCATAGGCAGCGCCAGAAGCTAATTTGCTCATATTGGACATGTCTCTCACCTCGCGTTATATGCGGGTGCTGTGTGTAGGGGCGCCTCACCCACTGCGGTAAAAGGTAAGTGGTTGGCTGTATGGATGGGCGCAAATAAAAAAGGCAGCTTCTGGGCTGCCAACCGATGGGTGCTGCGTTGCGCTATGCGCTTATAGTCCCAGGTAGGGGGATCTGGTGCTGATTGACGGAATCGAACCGCCGACATCCTGCTTACAAGGCAGGCGCTCTTCCTACTGAGCTAAATCAGCCAATAAAAAAGCCCCGCACGTTGGCGAGGCTTGGGATTTATTCATGTCACACACAACAATGGCAACATATACGATTTATTCTGCTCATTTGTTCATTGAAAAGCAAGCACGTTGTGATGTTTATTTGCTATTTTCCTCACACTTTCGCGATCGTTAAACGCATTTTGCAGTGGTTGGTACAGGCAGAACAGCGCGGCATTGATGACATCCTTCACCTCCCGGCGAATGGTTGAGATGCTGGGGCGCTTATATTGATTGCCGGCGCGAGTCTTCATCAAGCGTGGCTTACTGACTGCATGCTGCCAGGTAGCGATGCGGATCTCGCTGGAATTGCAAACGTAGTAAGCGAAGATAACCCGCCAGGCATTTTCATCGATGTTCTTCAGGTAATGGCGCAGCACCGCGTCGATAAGCATTCCGTCGTCGTCGCTACACACCGGGCGCGATGCCTGCTGTGGTTCAACGGTTGCCATAAACTTGGCGATCATGTTAATCATCGCCTTGTCTATCTTGCCGGTTTGAGACCATGCGCCCCAAAGTTGGAGCCATTGATCAATCCACTGATGCTGTTCTTTGGTTAATTCCAGTTTCATGCGGCTTCCTTAATCGGCTGTTTGGTTTCGGTCTGGCTGTGCTTTGCTACTGGAGGCAGATTGGCGCGCTTAACGCTTTCGGCCTGGTATCGGGCTATCTGATCTGATGTCACGCGGCCTCCTTCCGTTTCAGTTCTTTGAGCTTGGCGCGGTACTCATCGCGGATACGGATGAAATCTTCACGGCGGTAGTTGGTCATCTCATGAGGACCATTGAGCCAATCGACGTACTCCTGCCCGTAACGATCGGCTAGGCCAGCTTCGAATTGCTGCGCGACCGTGGCCTCTTTGGCGGTGTACTTGCCAGATCCGGCATTACACGATTTGCACTGCTTATGGGCGTTGCGCTCTTCAAAGCGCAACTCAGGGTTAGCTCCGACAGTTTTGAAGTGGCCGCAGTCCCACTGACCGCCGTGCAGATCGGGAGGGTTTGTCTCTCCGCAGCTGATACATGGCAAATCAGCATCACGAGCGCGGATGTAGGCGTTGAAAGCCTGCTGAGCCTGCGCCTTGTAGTAACCGGTAGGCCGCAGCTCTGCCAGCCGCTCTTTGCGGCGCTGACGCCCTTCCTTCTCGGCCTGGTGCTTCTCTCTTATGCGTTTGGCCTCAGCCTTAATTTTCTCTTTGGCGCGCAACTCCAGCGCGTAGATAGCGCCGTGAGCCGGGCAGCACCAACGGATGTTGTCGTATTGCGGGATAAACTTCTCTCCGCATACTTTGCACTTGCGGCGGGCTGGCTTACGCATTGCGCTCACCCCACTGCTTTGCCCACTCAATTTCTTGGCGAGATTTGTCGCTGAATTTGACGTTCTGCTGAGTGCCGAACCAGTAGATAGCCTCGATGACTTCAACCATCTGGCGCACAGTCATCTTGCTGGTACGCTGGCCGAACATCACAATGCCGCCATCCAGCCCGGGCGCCATTCGCTGCTCCTGCTTTTTGGATTTGGCGACCATCGCGGTGATCAGGTCTTTCCAGTCATCGGAATCGTATTTGTTGCCGAACCAGAGAACCTGGTCAGACAGGTCTTTCAGCAGCGGCCAAAGTTTCCTGTTTTGCTGAGCCGTGCGGGTCATCTCTTTGATGTCGAGGATCAGCGGACGCTTGGAATCGACCGGCAACTCGCGGATGAAGTTGATGGCGTTCTGCTTGATGGAGTCGTTGACGAGGAAGAATTGCTGTTTCATACGGCCTCCCCATGGGAAACCGCAGAATGCAGAAAGCCCCAGACACGTTTTTGCGCCTGCGACTGATGATGTTTACTCTTTGTTTGATGCATGGCCTAGAAGTCCCCTCCCAGGCGCGAGGTCGCCGCCGGGCGTTCAACTCCGGCGGCAACATGATTATACCACTAGTTTTGAGAATGGGTTATCAATGTTGTGAGACGTTGCGATCTGCGGTTTTTACTTTGGTATGTTCCCGCAAAGATGACGCCACCGGTTCAGCGCTTCCTCTCTGTTTCTTTCCACGAATTTCTTCGCGCACTCCCTGTTGCAGAATCTATAAACTTTCCATTGATTCCAGAATGAAGGATATGACTTCATGAGCACCCTGATCCGCTTCCTTCCGCAAAACTCGCACAGGCTAAATAGCATCACTTCACCTCCTGCTGCGGTGCTGCTGGATACGCACTACCTTCCTGCCCAGGCTCGTTGCTTCCGGTGCAGGCATTCCGGTGGTCATTGGCATGTGGGCAGCGCTTGTTGCCACACGTAGGGCAGACGACAAGCCGCATATCAGTCATCGCCACTGGTCGGCAAGTGTGGCACCAACATCCAGTAATCACTGGAGATCTGCCATTCAGATCAGAGAAAATTGCAGCTAAACCTCTGCATCCAGAGCACTCACAATCAGGCCTATAACCGTGATCAATTGGGCTTTGCGCCGGAGAGCTGTTGTTTTGCTCTGGGCGGAGGTCATAATGCGCTGGAGCGTTGCCTACGATGGCACCATGGAGCATGGCGGCGCGGCTGTCCTTCCAGGCAATCCATGCCAAATCCACGAACTCGTCTCGATAGTTTGCGCCGCCGTTAGCACGATGCAGGGTAACGATTGAGCCTTCCTCGCCGTGGTGGAACTTGAACCACTCTTCGAATTGCTCCCTGCCAATATCAGGCATTACCGGCGCTGGCGGGGCTGCGTATAAGCGATTCCCATCCTTGAAATTTTCCCAGTCAGCCTGACCATCAGCGGCTATGCACACCACCCTTGCATCCGGGTGGCATCCGCTATCGTCATACTCACCGAGCACAATCTCGCCAACCGGCTCAGACGTCAGCGCTGCCAGCGTGATTTCGGCCAGACGCAGGCGTATAGATGTTTGCTGAGACGGAATAAGCTCGTCACGCTCGCGCCAGAAATCAACTTCTTCACGCGCCTGATTGATCAACTGCTCTTTGGTGAATGTCATGGGTTAGCCCTCAATCCGGGTGATGATGCCAGCGGCTACCAGTTCTGCGGTGTTGGCATCCTGGCGAAGCTGTGCGGCGAAATCGATAGCATCGGCCTCGCTGATATCTGCATGCATCTCCCGGGCAAACAACTCCACCCCCTGAGCGCGCACTTCAGCCAGGAATGCTTTGTATGCCGGTATCTGCATCACAGCCAATGAGCGGATGATTTTCTGCACTTCCTTAGGACACTGCTCATAGTGATCGTCGGTGATAAATACCGCTTCGTTGTGAATGGCATCGACAGCGCTTAACTCAGCAGCCACCTGCACCAGTCGCTCATTGGATGCTTCCATGCCCTTCTTGTAGCATCCAGAATCAATCTGGCTTTGCTTGAGCTCAGCAGCCAGCGCCGCGCACTTGGCTTCCATCGCGCTGGTTGCAGCCTGCCATGCGAACCATGCAACCTGCATATCCCACGCCATGTATTCGCCATCACCATTTTTGCAAACCCGATAGTCGATCAGGTCATCGAATTTTCCCTTCACGGCTTGTTCAAATTGCTCTCTGCTGCTCATGCTGATGCCTCCGCGATAGTGAAAGTCATGCTTTCCAGTTTCTTCTTCTGCTTTTCTATGGATTTAATTTTCGCTAACCGCCTACGCTCACAATCAGCCAGGGCTTCTTCTTCGGTAAGCCAGAAATCCTTGCCATGGGCAGTTTGTTGATAATATCCGCCAGGGATCCTGTATACCGCCATCTTCACATCAGAAGAGACCTCAGCCATCACGCGGAATGGACCTTCTGTTAACGCATATTTGGTGATAAAGACTTGAGTTAACTCATTAGGTTTCATGCTGATGCTCTCCCGCCCCGCACTGATGCCAGGCACTGATTGAATAGGTTGTTAAGAGGGTTAGGTGTGTCACGGTTGGGCTGCTTTGCAATCCGCTTAGGCTCGATTGCAGGCCGGTCTTCCGGGCGCACCACGAAGTATCTGTATCGCTTTTCGAAGCCCTCACGACGCAGCGTTTTAGCTTTGGTCAACTCGGTTAGCGCCGAAGATATCGCCCCTTTCTGGAGTGACGTGTCCCGCCGGATGTCAGAGATGTAGCAGCCAGGGTGCCTGGTTACGTACTGGATGATTACGGCGTTCTGATTGGTTATTTTCATTGCCAGCACCTCTCATCGTTGCGTCCTTCCCAGCGAAGCCATATGCAGTCGTAAACAAACGGGATGAATGCCTCAAAGAAACTGCTCCATTGCGATTCACGGAACCCGGTAACCTCGTCCACCATGCGCTCCAGCGGGTGCATTCTGACCGCCGGGCGTTTTACCCCGGTAAGCCTCTCGAATTGCTCAATCAGCTCCTCTTCCTCAAGGCAGCGATCAAGCACAGCAACGAATCGTGGGTTGCTGATAAACTCGAGGATGATGCTTGAATGTATTTTGTTCATGGGCTCACCTGACAAGGCCAGCGGCCTTTCCTCTGAGATACTCTTCCCATAACCATTGCGCCGGAGTAAGCGCCCCAAGTGAGGCGGCATTTGGCATGCAGCCAAAGCTTTTCCCTTCCGGGTGATAGCCGGTTCTGCGGCTCTCATGAGTCGTGGGGATCACCTCTTCGTGATATTCGAGCGCGACTAGCGGAGCAGGAATTTGCTCACCTGATGCCACCTTCAAAGCCCATTCTTCCAGCTTTTTAGCTGCGTACTTTTCGGTCTCGACTTCGCTGAGCTGGCGCTGGTACATTGCCCGGCGGGTGTCGGTCACCACCCAATACATGACCGGGTGCGTCCACGGGAAGTTTTCAGCTCCACCAACGTGAACGCCCTTCTCGCGGCTGTAGCGGTGAAACTCGTTCATCACATCCACGATACCCACGCCCAGCACTGAGTTGCTGTCTTTACACCACTTGATGAATTGCCCCGGAGACGGCCAGAACGGGGATGCGCTTGCCCTGGCATGGCGAACGCCAGCCGACAACTGCTCTCTGGTTCGGATGCCGTTTTCGGAGAATGCTGCGATCCACTGGCGTTTCGCGGTCTTCTCATCAGCGTCGGTTTTGAGGTTGGTCTGTGATGCCGCCGGGAATATCTGTTTCAGCTGGCGAAAGAGCGAGTCGACCAGGTTCTCGGCCTCGATGTTGATAACGTTTTTCGGATCGTAACTGCCTGACATCCGGGCCAGCGCATCGCCGTCACGGTTCTGAATTGCTGCCATCAATTGCATTGTCACAGGAAGTCCTCCCAGCCTTCACGGCTATTCCAGTGCGGGGTTTCTGGCTCGCTGCGACTTCGCTTTGATGCCAGCGGATTTACGCGAGCGTTGCGGATCCAGACGCGGAATGCTGAATTCCAGTCAATCAGTGTTGTGCCTCGCGCTGTGTGGTAGTCACGGAAGTTGAGCAGCTCGGTTTCGATGCTGACCCCTTTCTCGGCAGCCATGGCGATATGCTCTGCAGAGGGTTTGAATTGAGCAGGGAATGGAATTCCGCTGCCAGTTGGAATACCCATTCTTGTCTTCGCTGCTTCGCTCACAAAACCATCGCGCCCAGAGAGAGAGTTAGGTTCTTTGACTGATTCAAAAGAGTGACTGGTTCTGGTGCCATCTGGTGGCATAGGGGGTGTGCCATCTGGTGGCATAGGGGGTGCAACGTCATTGCACACCCCTGTGCTTTTTAGTGGCATAGGGGTAACATCGAGATTCAGGTAATAAACATTGGATGTATTACCTTTCCCGTTAGCCACTCCGATGCGGTTTTCTCGCTTCAGGAGGCCCATCTCTTCAAGCGCATCGATGTGGTTCCTGACCGCTGTTCTGCTGCATTCGCAGTGATCTGCGATGTGCTGGTAAGAGGGCCAGCATTCCCCTTTGTCGTTTGCGTTATCGGCCAGCTTAATGAGCACCAACTTCCTCAGTGGATTTCCAACCTTAATGCTCATGGCTTTTGCCATTAAATTCATGCTCATAATGTATCCACTCTAAGAAAGGATTGGTTTCACTTCTGCAGGTAATTGATGGGCGTTGAGGCCAGGGCCTATTCCTACCTTTTCTCTCTGCCTCCACGAGGTCTCGGCGTCCATGACTGTGTATAAATTTCCGTCATGGAATACCGCGCTGATGCCGTGCGAGTTGAGGTTTGTGGCGATACGTTCAGCGCCCAGCCTGATAAGGCGTTCTGCCACTGCCAGTCGATCACCAAAGACACTAATACCTATGTCATCAAACAAATCAGGAAGGTTGAGGTTTGAAAGAGTTTCAAACGAGATCACGTCGTAACGCATTGCCAGGTATTCGACGCCATCCCCAACCTTTGCCTCGCAAAGGTATTCACACTCATGCTTCAGATCATCCAGGTCATACTTGAAGAACTCCCTAGAGTCGTTGATTCTTTCAGCCTGAAACGCCTCATGAATTTCTCTCTCTGAACGGGCTGGATCCTCGCAGTGAAATGCGGCCTCTACCTTGAATGGGTAAGGAACGCCCGTCGCTGCCGATAGCTCTTTTGCTCTGATTTCAGGGCTGGTTGTGGTCATGCCGACCTTGTAAATCCCGGGCATATATTCATTGCTGAGCACATATACCCACCCAGCCATTCTGAAGTCAGCGGGTACAGGCATCTCTTCAATGAGGCCGGGTTGTCTTTCGAAAGCATTTAGGTGCATAATTACTCCCGTTACTTGGCGTAACACAGTGTTGAGAAGGCCTTTGAAGTTACCGCTTCAAGGGCTTTCGCTTTTTTGGTAGTTCCCATCACATAACTCCCAGCATTGACGTGACCATCGTCATTAGCGGCCCTACCTGCTCGGGCATCAGCCTGAACAGTGACGCAATACCCTCGCTTACCTCTTTCAACTTCTGGTGTTCTGGAGCGTCCAGCAGTACAGCCTGCTTAGCCTCGGCACACTCTTTCATCGCAGACGCGATCAGCGACATCGTGTCGTTCTGCGGCACAAGGCGCGTGCGGTATTCCAGCGGGAGAACAGCCATGATTGCCGGAGTCAGCTGGCGCACGTTCTCGCGGTACAGCTCAGAACCGAAACGGTTATCCAGGAAGCGGAACAGCTTCTGACGGGCCCGGCTGATGTCCGACGGGAAAGTAATGTCCACCCCGCCCTGCTCCCGGTACTCTTCGATGATCAGCGCCGATACCACATCCTGGTTGTCGATGGCCGATGCCCAGGCGCGCACCGCGTCGCGGATCTGCTCGTGCTTATCTTCTGCGGTTGGTTGAGCGCGATTTATCATCACGCCCGGAGAAAATCCGATATGATTTTGATAACTAAGTGTTTGCATGATGTTTCCTTGAATTTGAAATAAAGACAGATAGGCCATGCGCCAGACACGCAAAGCCGGTTTGAATTTTCATTTGATGCGCCCTTTTTCAGGGCTGGAATGTATTAAGAGCGGTGTTGCTTAGGCTGCGTGATGTTCTGGTGGGAACACGTCATCCAGTTTTACGTTAGCGCCAAAGGCGTTAAGGGCGGCTACCAGCTTGCGGCAGGTTTTGAGGTCTGGCTGCCTACGACCAGACTCGTAATGGCCGATTGCACCCTGAGTGCAGCCAACCAGCTTCGCCAAATCTGTCTGGGATACCTTAGCGGCTTCCCGTTTAGTCCGAAGATTGCTCATCGGGATACCTCCTTGGGTGTTAATTCAGACTAATAATACAAATCGTACTGAATAAAAGCAAGAGGGGTAATACATTTTGTGTGTTGTCACAGTTAATACACAGCGTAATAATCGTGGGATGAAAACTCCGTGGAACGAACTGGCAAAAGCCAGGATGAAGCAGGTCGGCATAACCCAGGACAAACTGGCGGAGGCGCTTGGTAAAACCCAGGGCGCGATCGGCCATTGGCTTAACGGCCGTCGCGAGCCAAGTATTGAAGATATCGCAGCGATAATGAAACAGCTTGGGCTGAAGGAGCTGATCCTGTCCTCAGACGGAATGGTTGATTATCCAGAAGGGTCGATTGCTAACGTTACCAACCCACGGCCTCACGCTGAGGTTAAAAGCTTCCCGCTTATAAGCTGGGTTAGCGCCGGAAATTGGTGTGAAGCCGTTGAGCCTTATCGCCTTGAAGAAATTGATGTATGGCCCGAAACTACCGCCCATGCGGGTGGTAACTCGTTCTGGTTAACTGTGCGCGGTGACTCCATGACAGCGCCGACCGGGCTGAGCATTCCAGAAGGTATGCTTATCCTGGTAGATCCAGAGGTTGAGCCTACCAGCGGAAGATTGGTTGTTGCGAAGCTAGACTCCGAAAATGAAGCAACCTTCAAAAGGTATATAGTGGATGCCGGGCAAAAATACTTGAAGCCCCTAAACCCCAGTTATCACATGATCCCGGTAAACGGGAACTGCAGAATCATCGGCGTAGTTATCGAAGCCAAATGGCAGGGGCTTTAAAATGATTCCAAGGACGGATCGGCCTACCCTAAGGTTTTTCATAAAAAAGCTCATTTCAAGCAAAAGGCACTCTGACGTCATTGCTATTCATTTCAAATTATTCGATATCATCAAAGGCAATTACAAACAAAGAGAAAACCCCTTCAATCTCGATGTTGCTATAGACGCCTGCCAAGCATCTATATGCATATCAGACCTCGTATTGAACGCATTTGATGCTGATGAAAAAGATCGCATTGATTTGCTCAACTCCATTCTGTCCCACAAAAAATACCCCCTCACAATCTTACGCCCTCGTCATATAGGTTATTACCAGTACGGCGTAATTCTCAAAAAACAAAAAAATTCCCCCCTCAGAAACGAAGTCATCGCCAAACACGACCTTGAAGGATGGGGTCGTGGCGTAATTACTTTACAAGATTAAAATAAATCACCTTAATATTCATACACATTGTATTTTTACGCCTTTTTTAAGTACATTTTGTATTGACTGTTTTTAGTACATTACGTATTGTTAGCTCATCGCAGGACGCACTGCTCACCAGGACGGTGAAGCTCTTAAACATATCGCGCTGAAAAAGCGCAGCATTCAAAGCAGCAGGCTTTGGACTGGCAGACGGTTATCAGCTTAGGCGATGACGGCCTGACCTGATTCAGTTCAGGTCGCCAGTACCAAAGCTAACTGACAGGAGATCCACAATGGATGCACAAGCACGCCGCCGCGAACGCCGCGCAAAGAAACAGGCCGAATGGAAAGCTGCCAATCCCCTGTTAGTTGGGGTAAGCGCCAGGCCAGATAACCGCCCTGTTCTCTCACTGACTCGCAAGCCTAAATCACGCGTAGAAAGCGCTGTAAGCCCGATTGATTTAAACGCGCTGGCTGAGTATCGGGAAGGTCTGGAAAAACGCGCTGCGGTAGTTGAGCGCAAGAATCATCGCACCTGGTATAGCAAGCCGCGCACTGAAATGGGCGTGACCTGCACCGGGCGCCAGAAAATGAAAGGCAAATCCATCGCATTAATCTGAGGTGGCCCATGAAGAACAGCATCAAGTGCCCGGTATGCGGTCGTGACTTCGACCCGAGAACGCCGGTATGCCACATCAGCAGATATCACCAGTCCGCTAAGAATTGCGAGCTGGAGAAGATACGCGATGCACGTCGGCAGCATTTCAACCAGCTCCCAAGGGGCTGACGGTAAACAAACAGAGAGGCGGGTATGGCTGTTTTCGAGATAAAGACAATCAATCATTGGAATCCTGTCGTTACGGTATGCACCAGCGGTGATGAGAAAGACGCGATAGCTTCAATGAAAGAACAGATGGAAAGAATGGGTTACGCAGGGGTAGAAGCGGAAGCAATCCGTCGAATGAGTGAGTCTTATGGAAACGGCGGGTACGGTTTGATTGCTGTAGAGGATTTCCAACCAGTTCAGTGACTTCATGCCACTTCTGATTCCGGGATTATGAATGAAGCAATGATGACGAATAGACCCGCTCCGGCGGGTTTTTTATTACCTCATACCCTAGCCGCTTTATGAGGCGGCTGCGTTATGAGAGCGGCTATCCACCGCAGACAAATTATCGCGAATCGCCATGGTGCGAGGTCTTTAAACGTTCAGCGGCCCGGCTTAAGGGCGGAGATGATTATGAAACACACAATGAAAGTTTATAAAAATTCGCCTGACCATTCGGCTTATCTTGCGGCTCGGTTCGACGAAACTAAGACGGGCCAGTCATTCGAATGGGCTGGTCATCGCTGGGCATATGACGGCACCAGATTTGACGATTCCGGTGATTACGACCTGCTCTACAGGTTTGATGACCTTCCCTACCCGGAAGATGTCTCGGTAACGACTGATGACATGACTATTCGCGATTACTTTGCCACGGCTGCTATGCAGGGCTGGCTGGCTTCATACGGACCAAATGATGGCGCACCTAAAGCTGAAACTACAGCCAGAATGGCATATGAATTTGCCGACGCCATGCTCCGCGCCCGGGAGGCCTCATGACAGTCACTCACAACGGCAAGCAGTACACAGTCACCGAATTAAACGATAACGAGTGGCGCCTGGCATCTGTCGAGAATCCTCGCGTTTCGTTCACGATGGACCGTAAGCAGATGGCTCTGGCTGGGTTGCTTGAGCAGGTGGAGGGGAAGTCATGATCGGAACTCATTACGGCACCACCCCAATCATTCGCCAGTGCATCCAGCCTGGCATGATGGCGCTGCGTGAAGGCCGCACCTACCGCGTGTCAGCTGTTATCCATGAACGCAAATGGGTCTACCTGCACACTGACGCCGAAATCATCCGTGTTAACGACCGCGTTATCGACGTTCTTCTCGACGGCACCGGCCATCCAATTCAGCACTGAGGAAATGATGATGCAATGGATTAAGTGCAGTGAAGAGATGCCGCCACCTGAAGAAGCAGTGTTAATTCTTCGCAACGGTGAAGTCTTTCTCGGCATTCGGCAATGGGAATATCCCTCGCATGAGGACGCCTTCGACGCATTCTTGTACTGGGACGATTTCCACAATGATGGGCAAGCCTGGGAAGACGACGAAGTAACTCACTGGCTACCCATTCCCGACAATCCGACAGAGTAATCCCCTCCACCCCCATTTCACATCTGGCAGCCAATCGGTGCCGGGTGGCGCACAACCCTATTTCAGGAGTAACCCATGAAACAAGCCTATCAGCACCCACGGATGCCGAGAACGCGTCCGGCAATGCTGGCGAACCATCACGCCTTGCTTGTTCAGGCGAGAGAATCACGCTTGCTGGGATGGAGGCGTGAGGCTGCTTACGCACTGCGCAGCGCCTCACTTACTCGTGTCTGCATCCAACTTGAGGAGCGTGCAGCATGAACGCTATGGAACGCTGGGATGAAGATGCATTCGTCCGGCTGATGCGTGACGTGATCCCCGAATCGCCGGTTGAAGATGACGAGCCGGTTAACCTGGCAGCAGAGCGCCAGAATCCGTCGATCAGCATGGAAGAGTTCGCAGGTAATTTTAACTAAGAGAGACCATCATGAAATTCGAAAAAGCCATGAGAAAGAAAGCCAGGCTACGGCTGGCACTTACCGGGCCAAGCGGTTCAGGAAAGACCTACAGCGCGTTGCTGGTCGCCAAAGGTATCGGCGGCAAGGTCGCTTTCATCGACACCGAAAAGGGCAGCGCCTCGCTTTATTCCGATATCGCTGACTTTGACGTGCTCGAACTGGATCCCCCCTTCTCTCCCGAGCGATTCATTGAGGCGATTAAGTCAGCCGAGGATGCCGGATATGAAACTCTGATCCTCGACAGCATCACCCATGAATGGGGCGGCGTCGGCGGATGTCTGGAGCTGGTAGACACCATCGCAAAGGCAAAATACCGCGGCAACAGCTGGTCAGCCTGGAGCGAGATCAACCCGCGTCACCGCCTGTTCCTCGACGCAATTTTGCGTTCGCCTATGCACATTATCGCAACCATGCGCAGCAAGACTGAAACGGCCCAGGTAGAAGAGAACGGCCGCAAGAAGGTCGCCAAGCTTGGCATGAAGTCAGAGCAGCGTGACGGCGTTGAATATGAGTTCACCACCGTTCTGGATATCGCCCACGAAACCCACCATGCGATCGCCAGTAAAGACCGTACCAAGTTGTTCTCCAACTCCGATCCGGTAATCCTCAGCGAAGACACAGGCAAGCGCCTGCTGGAGTGGCTGGAATCTGGAGTTAACCAGCACGAAGAAAACCTTAAACAGTTCGTTGCTGATGCTGACAAGGCACCGGATATGGAAGCACTCAAGCCTTTATTCGAGGAAGCATGGCGCACCCTGCGCGGCACCGAATATCAGGCTAAAGCGAAAGATGTTTATGACATCAGGAAATCAGAAATCGAACAGGCAGGAGCAGCGGCATGAGCAGCAGAGGCGTTAACAAGGTGATTATCGTCGGACGATTGGGGCAGGATCCAGAGGTGCGCTATGCACCTTCTGGTGCCGCATTTGCCAATCTTTCAGTAGCCACCTCAGAACAGTGGCGAGATAAGGCGACAGGCGAGCAGAAAGAACAGACCGAATGGCACCGTGTTGTGCTGAGCGGCAAGCTGGCGGAGGTCGCAGGGGAGTACCTTCGCAAAGGTTCTGAGGTTTACCTGGAGGGGAAACTTCGGACTCGCAAATGGACTGATCAGTCAGGCTCCGAGAAGTACACCACAGAGATTCTGGTCGGTGTTGGCGGCACTATGCAGATGATAGGCGGCCGGCAGAGTGCAGGCGATCAGCAGAGCGGTGGACAGCAGCAGAGTAGCGGATGGGGCAAGCCTCAGATGCCTCAAAGTGGTTCGCAGTCTCGGCAGCAGCCATCGACGCCATCGAAACAAGATGAGCCACCGACTGACTTCGACGACGATATCCCCTTTTAACGCCTGATTTATCCCCTGTTCCACCCTATTTCACCTCACGGAGGCGGGTTAACCATACCCGCAATTCGCTATGCAACGCACATATGGCAGACGCCACCACTCGAAAGAGACGCTGATCCGACTGCTCAGCGCCGATGACCGCAATTTCATCGCTACTTACTGGAGCGGTGTTTGCCCGGCTGACGGGTGCTTCACCGCAGGGATTAACCTGGTTACTCACGAACCGTATTACGCAGGCTGGGGTGGATCGCTGGAAGAGAAAAGCCAGTTCATCAGCGCTGCCGAACTGGAGATGGTGAAGGAGATGTGCGACGCGACTCCTTGGGGCAAGGAATTCGGCGGGAAGTTCCTGGGTGGGACGGAATATTACCTTAAGGCTGAATACAGAGTGAGCGCTGGAATTTAGTTGCCTACTTAACTAAGGAGAGGCTCCGTGAACTGGAACGAACACTTTATCTATGATGGCTCGAAGCTTATCTGGGCAAGGAAACCTTCAAAAAACTTACCGAAAGGCAGGGTGGCAGGCAGTAAAAAAGTGAACGGGTATATTTCTGTGGGATTAAAAGGAGCGGAGATTTTTGCTCATCGAATAATTTTTGAAATGCATTACGGCGAGATACCTAAAGGATTTGAAATAGACCACATAAATGGCGTCAGGGACGATAACAGGCTTTGCAATCTAAGACTGGTGACTCACGCGGAAAACAACAGGAACAAAAAGCCTCAATCAAATAACTCCACTGGTGTAAGCGGCGTTCGCATGGATACGAATAAGAAAAAGTGGCACGCAGCCATTCAGGTAGATGGCATCAAATATCACATTGGCTACTTCGATGACTTTAATGCTGCATGTGAGGCAAGAAGGAACGCGGAGATATCAATAGGTTACCACCCCAAAAATAGGGTGACGCAATGAAACACGCTCACGACGACATAGTAGTTCACGGACTTCGCCTGGCATTCATAGTCGGGCCTAACGGCTGGCTGATGCCATGGGGTGATGTCATCTGCAACCCACTCAAGGCGCAGCGACTGGCTGAAGAGTATCTCAACAGGCAGGAGGCGGCATGACCTATCAACTGCACGTGGGGCGCTGCGAAGAAGTGCTCAAGTCCATGCCTGACAACTCGGTAGATGCGATCGTAACCGACCCGCCATATGGACTTAGCTTCATGAATCACAAATGGGATTACGACGTACCAACAGTAGAGCAGTGGAAGGAGTGCTTACGAGTGCTAAAGCCGGGGGGGCATCTTCTGGCGTTTGGCGGCTCCCGCACTTATCACCGCCTTGTCGTTAATGCAGAGGATGCCGGTTTCGAGATCCGCGATCAAATCCTCTGGATTTACGGTAGCGGCTTTCCAAAGTCACATAACCTCAATGGTGAGTTTGACGGCTGGGGTACCGCGCTAAAGCCTGCGCACGAGCCGATCGTCATGGCGCGCAAGCCCTTTAAGCGGACCGTATCTGCCAACATGGCCGAGCACGGTACCGGCGCAATAAATATCGACGCATGCAGGATACCTACCTATGAGTCCCTTAGCGGCGGCGCTGGTAGCCTTCTTTCTCACCAACGGGACGGCACCGAACCGGTAAGTGATTACGAGCAAGCCCCCGAAGGACGCTGGCCGGCAAACATCATTCACGATGGAAGTGATGCTGTAGTTTCAGCATTCCCGGATGCAAAGGGCCAGCAAGGTGATTTAAAAGAAACCGGTAGAGCAAGGCCATCACAGGGTAGATACGGAGATATGGCTCCGCCAAAGTTGCATATTGCCAGGGTAGAAAGTGAAAAAAGCGCGGCGCGATTCTTTTACTGCGCAAAGGTTAAGCCGAAAGAGCGCGATGAAGGCCTCGAGCGATTCATTGCGACATCAGCGAGCAATATGACCGGAGGCCGTAAAGAAGGAAGCGTCGGACTAAACGACCCGCGCGCCGGAGCTGGTCGCACGAATGGCGCGAAGAACAATCACCCCACCGTCAAGCCGATCGCATTGATGAGTTACCTCTGCAGGCTGATAACTCCGCCTGGCGGCACCGTTCTGGATCCTTGGATGGGTAGCGGAAGCACTGGCCGGGCAGCCATCGAGGAAGGTTTCAACTTCATCGGCATCGACCTTAACCCTGACTACGTGACGATCGCATCAGCGCGCATCGCCCACTCATTTAAGAAATCAACGGAGGCGGCATGAAGCGGATGTCCACCGAACAGGAGAATGCCTTGCGCGCCACAGCAAGAAAATGCAGCGACGAGCTCAAGGCTGAACTGGCGAAGAAGCCAAAGCCGAAATTCGACACCGTCAGCAGGCCACTACTGGCTAAGCACTTTGAGAAGATTAAGGGACTTGGCGTCCCTTTTTTATTGTTCGTTTACACGATCGGCCGCATCAACGGCCAGTTTAAGGAGCACTGACCATGGCAGATTTTGCAGACAACGCATCAGCCGTCGAAGAGTTGCAGCGTGAAGCAGCGTTGAGTGCCCACCGGATTAACCGTGATGCGGTATCTGCTACTCACTGTAGCGAATGTGGCGATGAGTTGCCGGAGGCTCGCCGGAAAGCGTATCCGGGATGCACGATGTGCGTTGATTGCCAGGGTGAGATGGAATTGCGGAATAAGCAAATGACTGGGTGGATCTAGGTCGGGTTGCGGAGCGCCAATCCGCTTCCCTAACGCTGATTAGGCGCTTAGTTGGTGAATCGTATAAACAAGCATCACGAAGAAGTAGATAGCCTGAAAAACTTTGATTGCATCCATGTTTAGACCCCTTGAAGGGGCAAGGTCTTATCAGTAGCTGCCCACTTTACCCTGCACTGATAACCCTCCTTTACGGAGGGATTGCAGATTGACAGCAATAGCCTTGGCGGCGTAGCAGGGCAAGACCAATATGACAGCGTTAGCCAGTGAAGCGCGTTGGCTTTCTCCAGCTGGTGCTGCCACTTTGGATTGCGGGCCTGTCTGTTCGCACCCCTCCGATGTGTTTGTGGTTATATCACAAAAGTAAGATAGGGCCGAGTTTTTTGTAAATTTAAACACCTCCGCGCCCAGCGTGCGGCATAAGGAGGTTAACCAATCATCCCGAAATGCTTCATCGCTTGCTCTATATAGAGGACGAACTTATCAGGGCATTCATACACCCTTGATTCAGGAGAAATGCGGTTCGGCGCCTGCTTCATCTGGAACCCATGCATGTGCTTAACATGAGCAATATGGCAAGTTTTAACGCTGACACCATTGTGAGTTTTGACGTATTCCTGGATTTGCTTGTAGGTAGTCATGCCCCCTCCCTTTCGACACGATTCAATATACATGACAGGTAGCGCAACTGATAGCCGGCTCCAGTGAGCTGGCTATTGGGTGCGAATGCACTGCCACGTTATCCCCCATTAGCCCGGCCATAGTGCCGGGTTCTTTTTGCCTGGAGAAAACCATGAGCGACATTATCAATCTGGTACCGAATAAATGGGTGACCGAGCAGAACCTGATCGCCGTCACCGGGTTAAGACCTGGAACCATCGAACGAGCCCGCCGTGAGTCATGGTTCGCCGGTCGCGAGTACATGCACGTTTCACCTGACGGAAACCCAAAACCAAACAGTGAATGCATGTACAACACTGAGGCCATTAATCACTGGATAGAACAGCAAGCATCAAAACAGCCGGGTGCTCATTCATGATGAACGGGTTATGCTTATCAGGCTCTTGGGCGTCAGGAGGGGATAATGGCTAAATCAGCATACCCAACAGGCGTTGAGAACCACGGGGGAAATCTCCGCATATGGTTCATCTACAAAGGCGCCCGGGTGAGGGAAAACCTTGGCGTGCCGGACACAACCAAAAACAGGAAAGTAGCTGGCGAATTGCGTGCGTCGGTGTGCTTTTCGATAAAAACGGGAGGATTTAATTACGCAGCACAATTCCCGGACTCAACAAACCTGAAGAAGTTCGGAGTGGATACCAAAGAGATCACGGTTATTGAGCTGGCGAGAAAGTGGCTTGAGCTTAAAAAGATGGAGATCAGCACAAATGCGTTTGGCCGGTATCAGTCGATCATTCGCAACATGCTGCCACGGATAGGAGAGAACAGGCTGGCCTCTTCCGTTACTAAGGAAGACCTGCTGTTTATCAGGAAAGATTTGCTGACTGGTCATCAGGTGTTGAAAAAAGGACACATGACGCCAGTAAAAGGCAGAACGGTGCCGACTGTTAACAACTACATGGGCATTGCCGCCATTATGTTCCAGTTCGCTGCCGACAGCGGCTATATAAAGGTGAACCCGTTCTCTGGCATTGCGCCACTGAAAAAGTCACGAACTGAGCCTGATCCGTTAACTCGTGAAGAGTTCATCAGGATGATTGACGCCTGCAGGCATCAGCAGCTGAAAAACATGTGGTCGCTTGCAGTTTATAGTGGAGTTCGTCATGGGGAGCTGGTTGCGTTAGCCTGGGAAGATATCGACCTCAAGGCTGGCACCATGACCATCCGTCGTAACCACACGCTGACCAAGGAATTCACGCTGCCAAAAACAGATGCAGGAACTAATCGGGTAATTAACCTGATTCAGCCAGCAATAGACGTGCTAAAGAATCAGGCAGAACTCACGCGACTTGGCAGGCAATACCAAATAGAGGTCAAGCTGAGAGAGTATGGAAGAACTGAAACGCAACCATGCACTTTCGTTTTTAACCCGCAGATCGTAACGCGCAATGGCCGTGCAGGGCATCATTACGCGGTAGGCTCTGTAAATCAGATTTGGGAAGGCGCAATGCGGCGCGCCGGGATTCGCTACCGCAAAGCATATCAGTCCCGTCACACTTACGCATGCTGGTCATTAACTGCTGGGGCCAACCCCAACTTTATAGCCAGGCAAATGGGCCACTCAGATGCACAGATGGTTTATCGCGTATACGGATCCTGGATGGCCGAAAACAACCAGGACCAAGTGATCATTCTGAACCAGAAATTAGCCGACTTTGCCCCATCAGTGCCCCACGCAATAGGATCTGATGTATAA